TTAACATCTATAATCTGAACCATTAAATTCCCTCCTCTGTGTAGGATCAGGTGAGTTTGCTTTCAACTATTAGATTTTGATTAAGTCTGTAACCGCACTCTCCGCAAAAAAGTGCAAGTGGATTTGCCAGAGACTTACATGCCGGACATTGACGTTTTTCTTTTTCTTTCCAAAATCCGATAAAACAATTGAGGATGGTAAGGCTAAATCCTATATTGGAGAAACTAAGATCCAGCTCGATAAACTGGATTCCTCTCCTAAAATCTGCGATATCAATCCATAGATTCCATTTACCAATTTCTCTAAACATATTTCCCTCCTTTGTAAAAGGATCAGGTCAGTTAAATAAAATGGGGTAGTCAGTCGCATGACCAACTACCCCAGGGCATTAAACCTATCGTCACTTATAAAGATAGGGAGTTGATTTTAGTCAAACATCAATCGAACTGAAATGGAATTGAAAGTACAGTGCTTGAACTTCCATCCGTCATCACTTGGGTCGTACTCTGGGCCTCATATGTGATGTTTGCATCCATAAAATTCTCTCCGCCCTTGAAGTCCGGGGAGAAAGACCCAGCAACCGTCACCTTCGGATACCAAATCGCAAACTGTCTCTGAATGTTATTGATAACCCAATCAAAGAAAAGGAGCAGGCTTTTCTCTGCAATCGTGCCGAGAGGGTCAAGCATCTCGATAGAGCGATATGCGACCAGGATATCGGTTGCCACGGGAGTTCCAGTGAAAGCAGCATGTAAATTCAAGACAGCTCCGCCAACATCCACTGAGGTAATATAAGTCCTATCTGTGCTGGTTCTGAGGCCACCCAAATTGTCACCACTAATCCCTGCCTTAGCTAAAAAGACTACCCTATCATTCGCCACGAATCGGGCTGCATCACCAGCACTCACCGTAATAGTTTTGTTGACCCCACTATAGGATGCAACTGTGGCAGCCTTGGTAATCAAAATATCGCTAGTTGCTGGAGTGGTGCCGGCAAAAACACCAACAACGGTAACGGTTTTTGCCGCTATATCTACGGCTGAAACAACTTTCTCTTGGACATCCAATGCATCAGAACTGGCAGACCAAAAAGTAATTACATCACCAACCACAAAACGGTTTGTCTCCTGAGACGTTCCTAATGTAAAAACAGCATTGGTTGTATTGGTGACCGTTACAATGGGTGCCATGGGAATAACATTTTTCTGTGACACACCAATAAGATTTGCGATTGTTTGAACCGCCATTTCGTGAAAGGTCAATGTGACCTGTGACTCACGAGAAGCTTCAAAAGCCTTTCGGGTAGTCTTGGGGATACCAAGTTGAAGCTTGGTAATATTTCTGGTCACTGGAATCTGAACATTAGAAATCAATCCCACATCGGTCCAACCCGATAGGGGAGTGGCCACCGCTAAAATTTGCTGACCAGAATAAAGAGTTGCGGCAGCATAGTCACGAATAAAGATTCTTGGTGAAGAAACGATAATAAAATCTGATCGCAGTTCAGGTTGCTCAAAACTGTACATATTATACTACCTCCTTATATTCTTACTTCATAAAATGGTTTAAATTCTCTTGGCCCCACACTTAGATTACATCGGGGATGTGCAACGGCTAAGTTATGTAATTGAAAAGAAGCATAGACTTCATCAACGGTCTTAGCCTGTGCTAATGGCTTCAGATGTGCTAAATGCCATGGACCCTCGATGGGTTGCCCACAAATAATACATCCCTTTCCTAAGCAGGACATTACATGTTGTCTTAATGTATCTTTCTCGATACCAATATTGTTTAGGGTATTTCCCTTCTTCTTTCTTCCAATGTCTTTCCGACGTAAATATTGATTGATAATACAAGTCACACTCATTCTGACTCGGTAAACCACATCTTCTAATCGTTTTTGTTTCCTATAAGCATTCAGTTTTGCATTGACCTCTTCATGACTCATACCTAATTTTCTTGGCCTTGCAATATAGGTATTCCTAAAAGAATTCCGATTGTTTCTCCTGTGTGCTTCTACTTTCTCTTCTGGCGTCTTATATTTAATTTGCAATGGGTGAAATTTGCTTACCCTCTCCCTTCCCGCACACTTGAAACATTGGTTTCGCTTATTCGCCGAATATTTCTTGGTAATGACCTCCTCATGGCATGTTGGGCAAACCTTAATTACTGGTTGTCCACTATTATGAGATAGATAAAGTGGATCATATCCAAACCGTTCCAATGTTTTATTCCGATCAATATTGGGTGACATAGTTTCGTCTAAATGTTTTCCGACTTCCCTCATCACGTTAAAACATCCCCTGCAATAGCCGTGTTTATTGATTTTTTTATTTTCCTTACAGCGTTTGCAGGTGCCTATTTCCATTTTTATGATTTAGTTATCAAAGCGATAAACTCATCTTCCGCTATTGGTATGCCTCTTTTTTCGGAAGAGAATCTGTCTCTCCATTGCACTAAATTTTCACTCCATTGAGAACCAATGTTCCCCCCACCATCCATGTGGACAAGGATTGATCCCTTCGCTTTTTCTTCCATTAAAGTCTCAAATCTCTTAACAACACAACCTAATTGTCTTGCCTGCTCCTTACTGAGCATTAAAGATGCCTACTCTCGACGATGTACCGGAGATCCAGATCAATCGCACGGCAGATAAATCCTTCTTCCCAGGGCACCTGCGGTCTTACCTTCGCGCTTGTTACTCCGACGAGTCCGATGGAAAGTCCGGTTGTTTCGTTATAAAAAGTGAAGTACCGTAGTCCCGTCGAAGGCTTATCGAATTTATCCATCACCGTGCTGACAAGTTCGGTAAGTTTAATTGTTTCTGGATCTTGTTTCGCCACACAAAATATTCTCGGAAAACTGTAAGAATATTTCCCGATTCGATCATCCTGAAAAGACACTATCAAAAACTTATCACCCACGTTGCTTGGCCTTATCGTGGGATTATAATAAGTTGGAATGGTCGGGAATTGACTGTACATATAGCGTCTTAGCGACCAAAAGAGATTAAGTAAGGTTTTTGTATTCGCCATTTTTGCTTATTACAAACGGGTGTGGTTACATTACCAGATACCACTAATCGCTACTTTCGTAGCGTTCTTAAAAGTTTCGATCATTCTTCCTTTTTCGGCAGGGTTGTGGACCATTTCTCGTTTAGCAGGTTCAAACAGTTCACGTCGGGGAACAATACTATCTCCAAACATGGCACCAAACTCATTACGAACAGCTTTAGCCATGATGTCTGGACTCACATCCTTTAAACCGACGAACACGCTCCACCCATCAACGGTCTTTACTGCATCAAAGACCCGGACATTACTTTTTATCTCTCCGGTCGCTTCCCAGATTTCCTCTACCAACCCCTTCTTGCGTTTCTCTTCCAACCAAATGGGGGAAAGTTCTTTCCAGTAAACATCCCTAAAAACCATCTCACCCCCACGAGACTCGCCCATGCGTGAGATTATGATTTCATAGTATTGCTCACCAACCTGCTTTAATGCAGTTTTCGACTGGACTTCAAGATTGGCTTTCAGTTTCAACAGTTTCTCGGCCAGCCTTTTAATCCCATCCGGTTCTAAGCGAATATCAATTTCAATCATGATCTCTGGTCCAGCGAGCAGATGGTTTCGTAACAACCTGCATAGAGATGGTCATCAATCCCATCAATCTGTAAAGCCTTCCCATTTAGTAAAGTGATTCGATCACCCTGCTGGGGGATATAGATCCCAAGTTTCCTACCAGAAAAAGTAACAAAAAGTTTATCTAAAGAAACGTCTCCGATTGGGTTCAAAGTATCTCCCTTCGTAGAATAGGAGACGACTGCGTAATCATTGACCTTGACATACCAGTTCCATACTTTCTTGCCGTATTCATTGGTCACGGCTTCCGTCAAGGCATAGAGAACGATGAGATCATTGCATTTGTAGACGAGGGCTTGCTTGCCATCCCTGACCTCACCATGCACCCAAAGATTAGCGTTAACGACCATGAACCGTTCTTCGGTTATGGTGTCTTGGAAAATATCGCCATCCACCATTTCTGAGTTCCAGGCGAAGATGCCTTGCTTGGATATTTCCGACATAAAGGGATTTGAAGATTTGTTATCCAATAAAATGCAATGGTCAGCAATATTCCCCGCATTGCGCAAAATGCTGATCGGCCTCCCAATTCGCTCCACTAATGCGGATAAACGGTCTTGAATCGCCATTACTCTACTATCACTTCCAACTCTTCGTAAATCGGTTCGGAACGAGAGATCACGTCAATCATGGTAATAGAGACAATACTGGACGGTTTAGCCAGGTTCATATTGTCATAACAGAGGCTCATATTGTTCGTAGCCTCCTGTGTCCAGTCTATTTTTTGCAACTCATAACTGTAGTCAAAAATCTTTTCCGATTGAAAAAGTTTCTTTAAAAGATATTCACAGACCTTGCTGGCAACGTGATGAATGGCTGCTCGGTTAAGTTCTTTGGATTTAGTAAGCTTGACCGTTGACCAATCCGTTATTTTGGCTTTAATCCAATCTTCAGAAGCAATAGCGTAAAGATCGTCATCCAGAAGCGTATCGGGTACATCGGAAGAAGATACACCTCCACAAATTCTTCTGACAGAATCTTTCCATGTGGTCAAGAGAAGATCGTAGGCCATGAGTTTTTATCCTACCTATACAAACAATGGGATCGCATCGGCTTGTTTTTCATCATAAGCCACGGTCAGGTATCCAGCCGTAAGAGTCGTTGCCATTTTCAGTCTCAGGATAAGTTGTTCTCCAACGCTGGAGTCGAGACTGGTTATGGTGGATACCTTTTCTACCGTTGTAGCACCAGCAGCCTCTACCCAAGCCAGGGTAGAACCTTTTGTAAACTCAAACGTACCTGCACCCGTACCCGTAATGCTTCCGAGAACTTTCGTTACGGTGACTTTCTTTCCGGTGGCTACAGTAGGAATCACGATCTTGATCTGCAAATTGGTATCCTGAACAAACCAGACACCAGCCGTCAAGACATCCGTTGCAGCAACAATGGTCAGGCTTGCAGAGGCTTCGGTTCCGTCGAATTGATCCCCGAGCGTACAGGTCCAATCGGCAAGACCATCGATATAGGCTACCAATTCTGTAAGGGTGTCATAGGCAGCAGCGGCTATGTTGATGTCGTATAGTTTTGTTAAGGCTGGAGCACAAAGCTCTAACGTATTGGCCTTAACTTCAGCCGTAGCCGTTACCTGCGCACCTACATAAGTAATCTTGATGGAATTTTTGTTCCAAGATTGATACTGAGCCTTTTTCTCTGTTCGATAATGGTACACCTGCTCATTTACTAATTGCTCATTTTTCACAATATTTCACCTCATAGAAAAAGGGGGGGGGCTATAAAACCCCTCCCCCTTGTGATTTTATGGCATAACCACTCAATTGCGTGGTTTCCTCACTCAATTTATGCCGGTACTCCATGACCAGAACCAATCTGCCTTCTGGCGGAGGCGAATAAGGTCTGGAAACCGATCGTATTGGACATTACAATCTCGGTCCACTGCCCGTTGATGATTTTATCCGTCTCTGTTAAATCGGTTCCGACTTCACGATACCCGATCATGGCATATCGTTTATCAATCCCGACCAATGTGAGAGCAGTAATGGTGCCATTATGAACAACAAAACGAATATTATCGCCCAATGGATTATTGACAATCACTGGTGTTCCGCCCAAACCCCCCTTGTTAATGAGGTTGTTCAACCAAACCGGAATCGTGGTTGGACTTGCAATTAAGACCGCATCGAGAATATCTGACGCATTGCCGATAATCGTAGTGCATTGACCAGGGTAGAAAATTCCCAGCCAGGTCAAGTATGCCTTTAGACCCATATCTGCAAATGTAGTTGCATCACCACCCTGATAGTCATCAAGATGGGTATGGGTAATTGCCCCACCAGAAGCATGACCAGAACCGTCACCAAGTAGTAATGCACTAACAGCCATTTCAACTTCGTCAAGGCGGGTCTGTAACACGATTCGGCCAATAAGGGTCTGAACGAGAGGAAGGCTGGCCCTTCTCATAAATTCATAAGAAGCCTTGATCCGAATACCGAACTTCCTCAGCGTAGTAGCTTTCTCTGTCCAGGTAATTGTCGTGGTCGGGAACCCATCCATTTCTCCAACCCTTCCCTGCGTTCTCTGGGCCTGTGTATCGTCAATATAGATGGAACGAAGCACTGCGCTGTCGCTGATCGTTTCCATTCTCGCAACGAGTTCACCGAGAATATCGGTTTCATCCATCAGGGCCACTCTCGCCATTCTGTTGATGACTTCAGGAAAAAGAATGGTTGTTGGAGCCTGATTGCTCTGGAAAAAATAATCAACCTTGGTTGCGGGAATACCAGCCGAGGGGTCATCAACAAGTCTGATCCCATATCGCTGCAACTGCTTCTCGAAAGCATCGAGCTTATCCCCTGGGCCAGAATTGGTCATACTGTCCAAATACTGCGAAAAAGTCATGCCCTTATCAATGGCATGTTCGTACATTCTGCGATCTAAGGTTATATCTTTTGGATCATATTTGGTGATCTCAACATCACTCATGGAAATGCCTCCTTAAATTTTAGTTAATAAAAAAGCCATCCCGAATAGCCAGGGATGGCCTGAAAGTTGTGACCGATTATCATCACTATGGTTTAGAGTAAAAACGTCACAGTATGGGCTACTGTATCAACTGCCAAAATTCTGTATAGCGGTATACCCGCACCCTCAGTGGCCGCCTTCACGGTATTAAATGTGGTTTTCCCAACCTGAAGGGATGCATAACCACTTCCATCTGTCACCGTTGGGGCATGGTCCTGATCGTATTCGTGAATAGCTATACCATCAACCTGAACCGATGCCAGGCCATCTGCCGCATCAATCACCCGAACTATACCAAAAAAATTGGTATCTTCAGTAGTTGTAAGAACAACAGTGCCATTGGCAGAGATTTTGACCAACTTATTTTCATCAGTACCTTTAACCAAAGCACTGGCAAAGGGAACTAACTCCCCAACCTTGAGTCCAGTATAATTAATCGATCGCGCTGCCATAATCTTTATTCCTCCTTAATTCTTTTTGAATTTATACAATGAGGGATTATCATTGGAACCCTC